CTTGGGAGTTTGAGTAAGTAAAACAGACCGTTTCACCTCTTGGGCTACCATATATGGTAGACCAAGTTCTGATTCATTACTGTTTATACTCTTAAAACCCTCGATCACAGCTTTTCCCACATTCATTAAAGAACGAATTTTGTTTCGATCTTTGTTGAACAAAGAATCAATATCTAATTCAGACATATCTTTTGCAAAAGAAAGTAAATCGGATGTAAATCCGTATTTCTTGATCAAATTATATGTGCGAACGAGATAATTGTTAACACTGTGGAATAATGGAAATGAGTCCTTAAATTCAAGAGGAATTTTAATCTTGATTTTCCGGACTATATTTGCAATATTCTCTTCCCTACGAGCAACCATGTTAGATATACCGAAACCAACAATACTCTTAAATTCTTTTAAGAGCATTTCTGTTGATTGAGGTATTTGGTATAGTGGGTTTTTAACTCTTCAACAAAAGAAAAACCGAAGTTTTTCATCGTTTAAGAAGCCAAAAACCATATCCAATCCTAACTGAAATGAAAATAATCCTCTTATAAATCTATTAATATTAAGAAAGTGTTTGGTCTGACGACCATTAACTTCCTTAATAATAGGAAATTTATAAAGTTTCACAAAGGTACTTAAAAAGTTAAGTTCACACATGTAAAGGTTACCTTTAACTTTAAAATAATCATATAATATAGTAAATACTATATAAGGATTTATAAAGTTATCAATAATACCTCTACATGGGAGACCAGTAACTTCCTTACCTTTAGAGAATCATCTCTTAGCAAACTCATATGTATCATCTGATACATGAGTCTTTGCTACAGAAATATCAACTCCAAGATAACCACACCACTTGATGTACTCACGTGCGATATCATCATGTTTAATGACGATATCATCACCAAGTATAATGTATTGCCGGAAATCATATTCATTATGAAGCCAGGCACATCATTGTACAAGCATGTGGTGACACAAAGTGAAAGCAATCCAAGAAGAATAAGAACCCATTGGTTGACCAGCTGCATAAGAAACAGTTGATCCATCAGGAGTTACGAATTCTCTCGAGGATAGGATGTCCTTTCAAGACTGAGCAAGAACTTGCGAACGGAAAATCCGTTCTAAAAGTCTTCGCTGCAGATCAATTGGAAATCTGTCGGTTGCCGAAGAAAGGTCAAGGGACCAAAATTTGTGTTTAGATGTTAAATCCCAATTATTCCTAGGATCTTGAGTGAAAGTTCTGTCCTGAGGTAACTTTTTAACTAAGTTAAAAAGCACATCATTGACAGGTTTAAGATAAAATTGAGTATAGTAATCTACTATAGCAATTAATCTTAACTTACACTCTGGATCATAGATAAAGGAGATTTTACCCTTACATGGAGTTCCTTTGAACTTCCTCATGAGGGCATCATAAACACCGTTGAATTGAAACTTCTTAAAAGAAGATATTATGAAATCCAAACCAGGACCCTTTGATAAATTATCAAGTTGGAACAACTCTGTTCCTGTAAAACTTTTACAGTGAATAGGTGCGCTAACTGATGCTTTACCCATAGGACCTGCTTTATTAGAAAGATAAAAATTCTTTCTAGAGAATTCAGGTATCTTTGCCCTAAGTTCGAACTGATCACAAAACCTGTTAATAAAACCAGAAGGAATTAATTTCTTCTGGTGACCAGGTGTTGTTATAGTTTCGTAATTAGGTTTAAGAAGTTTCTTCTCTTTAGCATTACAAGAAAGAGATCTAGATAATAAAAGTATTGTAAATAATAATTTTTTATCATTTAGAGACCCGTCAAGTAATGGCTTAAGGAAATGAAGACGTTTTGGTCAACCTGATCTATCCAAACCAATCTTTAAATCATTAACCATCAAAGGTTCACCACATAGGTATCTAGTACAGTGAAGTCTCATTTGTTTAAGAGTCTTAACTGCATAGATTAACCCCTTGTGTTTAATCAAAGATGTTAATAATTTAAAGTATTGTAACAAGAATGCCTTAGCATGTTTTCCATATATTAGTAAACATAGTTGTACAACTATATTGAACATATTGGGATTCATTTTATTGTATTTATTGTCAAAAGGAGGCGCCAATAGATATAGGGATAATACGCAATATCTATATAATTACCAAAAAACGGTAACTTATAGTTTTTGACCCTATTATCCTGAACTATTCAATTGGTGAAGGCCATGCTGAAATGCGTGGGAGAATACCACTTTATTTGTGCAATAATAATAGTCTAGAAGGTTACTAGAATAATATTATATCGCATTTTATTTTTGATATTCTCATCTCGAGGAGTTGCAAATGTTGATTCCTAATGCCCCGAAGGGTAGGGAACCGAAGTTACCAAATCCATCAACGGACTTAAACTGGCAGTTTAACTCAAGAGTTAACTGGGTTGTAACAACCATCATTGGTGAAG